TGTATAATAATGATACGAAAGAGGTTACCGAATCTGGTGAAGCGGCGACTGATATTATTGAAACTACATTACAAGGTGCAGCAATTCGAGGTAATGTGATTAACGTGAGTACCGTCTATTTTAACAATGTATCACACAATTCATTGGTGACCGATGGAAATGTTGGTATCGTTAATACAAATCCACTTCATACATTCAGTGTTGGATCAAACCTCTATGTCGACGATACAGGATCTAATGTTCTCGTCGTCAATGGTGGTGTTTCGATCAATGGAAACCTCGATGTGAAGGGTGGTATAACGGCAATCACGAGTAATAACCTGATCATCGAAGATGCTATTATTGAATTGGGTAAAAATAATACATCTGGGGATACAACTCTAGATTTAGGACTCATCATGGGTCGCCCAGATTCGAATGTCACTGTAGGATTTAAAGAAGAAACAGATGAAATCATTTTAGCATTCACCGAAAGTAGCGCTTATAGCAATGCTATCGTACCCCTAACATCCGAAGATATCAACGTACATGTCTATGGTCGTCTCTACACCGAATCCAATGTTGGTGTTTTAAACACGAATCCAATGCACACCCTCGATGTCGGTTCAAATTTATATGTAGATGAATTTGGTTCGAATATTTTGGTAGTGACTGGAAACACGAGTGTCAGTGGTGATCTTACGGTGGATACCGATACTCTATTTGTAGATTCGTCTGAGAATAAAGTTGGTATCAAGACCGTGACTCCATCCGCAGAACTTCATGTTGTCGGTAACGCTTACGTGAGCTCTAACCTCACTGTAGATACAGAGACACTTCACGTTGATGTGGTAAACGACTCTATTGGAGTCGGGACTGTGAACCCCTCAGCCAACCTCCATGTTGTTGGAAATGTCTACGTCAGCTCTAACCTCACTGTAGATACTGATACACTCCATGTGGACGCTGAGAATGACTCTGTGGGAGTTGGGACTGTGAACCCCTCGGCCAACCTCCATGTTGTTGGAAATGTCTACGTCAGCTCTAACCTCACTGTGGATACAGAGACCCTTCACGTTGATGTGGTAAACGACTCTATTGGAGTCGGGACTGTGAACCCCTCAGCCAACCTCCATGTTGTTGGAAATGTGTTTGTGTCTTCAAACTTGACTGTGGATACGAATACACTCCATGTGGACGCTGAGAATGACTCCGTGGGAGTTGGTACGGTGAATCCAAATTCAAATCTTCATGTTGTTGGTAATGCATATGTGACTTCCAACACAACCACAGATGGTACACTGACCCTTAATCACCCAACAACAGCTCTCATCACTGACCTCACCTCAAATGTCGAAGTCAAACTCGACCAACTTAACAGTGTCCTCATAGGCGGTGAAAAGGCACTCGCCAATGAAGATATGCTCGTCTACGACGGTTCCAACTGGACGAACCAGTTGCAGAACCACACATTCCTCTACGCAAAGGCGGAAGAAACAATTGCGAAAGGTGATGCCGTATATGCCACGGGTAGTATCGGGAACAACATGTTCTCTATTCGAAAAGCACAAGCAAATTCTGGTGCCACTATGCCTGCCCTCGGTGTAGCGTACCAGGCGTTTACACTCAACCAAGAAGGTCTCATCGTGACGTTTGGGCGAGCCGATGGGGTTGATACAGATAATTTCCAAACTGGCGAGACCGTCTATGTCAGTAACGTGACGGCGGGTGCACTCTCTAATGTAAAACCCTATGGACCCAATGATCTCATTCAAAACGTGGGTCTGGTCGTGAAAGGGAACTCGAATGGTATCGTGAACGTCACGGGTGTTGGTCGTTCCAATGATATCCCCAACGCTCCCATAGTCGCCGATGAGGGTGACATCAACTATGTGTATGTCAACGACACAAACAACGATCTTAAAAAGATTCTACCCACAAATCTACTCACACAACTTCAAACACTTCAACAAGTGACTGACACTGGAAACACAACTTCTAATACAATTCAGTTTACGAACGCTACCACAGGAATAGTGACGACGTCGAATATTGAGGTTGGTTCAAATATTTCCGTGGCTGGTCTTACAGATGCTACAAATAAACATGTACCCATGGTAGGCACAGACGGATTCTTACAAAAGTCTTCGATTTATTTCACACCTGGTGGAAAGTATGTAGTGAGTGCCGCTGAAGCTGAATTCTTTGGTAACCTTATTTTAAGTGGTAACACATCCATCATCTCGTCGAACAATGTAACTATCGAAGATCGAATTTTCGGTATCGGTGCAAACAATGAAGTACATAACCTCGACACGGGTATCATGATGGAACATAAAGATGACGGCGAGTACGCTAATATAGCTGTCATATATCACGCAGATGAACACAGGTTTTCAATTAGTTATACACAAAATACCTTTTCAGATGATCACATTCTTCATTATGAAGATCCAGATCATATAATGTTGATCGATTTAAGAGGTAATGTAGAAATCCAAAACAACTTGGTGATAAACGAAACGCTCAATGTCATAAGCACTTCAACGTTCGCAGATGATCTCACTGTCGGTGCCGTCTCCAACCTATTTGTGGATGTGAGTAGTTCACGTGTCGGTATCAACGAGGCTTCTCCCACCGTCTCCCTCGATGTTGGGGGTGATGCGAGGGTACAAGATACCACAGATGCAGTTTCAACCACCACGGGTGCCCTCGTTGTTTCAGGTGGTATTGGCGTAGCCTCGAACATTCATTCTACAAATGTATACGCAGGTTCCCATGTGGGTGTGGGAACGAATGCGGCTACAGCACCTCTCCACATTCTCGTGAGTGGAACTGGTGAGACGACAAATGGTATTTACATGAAGAGTGCAGCGGGTTCCTCAACAAACGATGCTATTGTAAACCTCGAAGTTGCTAGTGATGGTGGAGATGCTTTTGTGACTTGGAACCAAGCGGGTGGTGAAGCCTTCGCCATGGGTCTAGATAGGAGTGAAAATGATCTCGTCATCGCCAACAGTTCGAGTGACTTGACCACGAATACACGTCTTCGAATGGCCACCGATGGTGCCGTGACCCTCACGAACGGTACAAATTCTACATCGAAAACCACTGGTGCCCTCATCGTGGGGGGTGGTTTGGGTGTCACGAATGATATATATGGCGCAGCGGCTACTTTCGATAGTTTAACCGTAGATACAGACACTTTGGTTGTCGATGCAACGAACAAACGAGTTGGTATAGAAACTTCCAGTCCCGAAGCGAACTTACATGTTGTAGGTAATGTCATTGTGAGCTCGAATCTCACGGTGGATACAAATACCCTACATGTAGATGCTGAGGGTAACAAAGTGGGTATCTTAACGGTGAACCCTGCGTTTGCTCTAGACGTTCACGGAACCTCCAACGTCGGGGCGCTGACAACATCCTCTCTCTCCGTAGATACTGATACTCTCCATGTCGATGCGACCAATAAAAGAGTTGGTATAGAAACCTCCAGCCCCGAGGCGAACTTACATGTTGTAGGTAATGTCATTGTGAGCTCCAACCTCACAGTGGATACGAATACCCTACACGTAGATGCTGAAGGTAACAAAGTGGGTATCTTGACCGTGGATCCAGCGTTTGCTCTTGACGTTCATGGAACCTCCAACGTCGGGGCACTGACAGCAACGACTCTTTCCGTAGATACTGACACTCTACACGTTGATGCGACCAACAAAAGAGTTGGTATAGAAACCTCTAGCCCAGAAGCAAACCTTCATGTCGTGGGTAACGTCATCGTGAGTTCCAACCTCACAGTAGATACGAATACCCTACATGTGGACGCCGAGGGTAACAAGGTGGGTATCTTGACGGTGGACCCTGCTTATGTTCTCGATGTTCATGGAACCTCCAATGTCGGAGCGTTGACAGCGACTTCACTCACAGTAGATACCGACACTCTACACGTTGACGCAACCAACAAAAGAGTTGGTGTAGAAACCTCTAGCCCAGAGGCGAACCTTCACGTCGTGGGTAATGTCTATGTGAGCTCGAACCTCGAAGTAGGTGCAAGTGCTCTCTATGTAGATACAGTATCTGCGACTTCAAATGTTGGTGTAGGTACATCGGCACCCGAATACTCTTTAGATGTCGTTGGTGATCTCAACTTTTCGGGTGATTTATATAAAGGTAAAGCACTTTTCGTGAGTACACCTTGGACTATAGAAGAGAGTCCAGATGCATTGAGCTACGAAAAGGGTAATGTGGGTATTGGTGATGCTAACCCAGCGGCAAACCTCCATGTCACAGGAAACGTATACGTCTCCTCGAACCTCAATGTGGACGCCAACGTCTTCATCGCTGGTGGCCTCGTGACGAACACAGGTGGGGTCACGAAGAAGACGTACTCATACGTGGGAACATTCCCAGCTGGAACAACAGACGCACAGGCGACACTCGATATAGTATTCGCAGCCGAAGTGTTCTCTGCGAAGATTACAGCCCATCTCGTCGAAGATGATACAGAAATAAGCGTACTTTCTCTGGATGTTGGGGGTGGTCACAAATCGGGTGGAACTTCACCCATCATATTCAAAGGACCCCTCACTATTTTTGGTGGTACGAACGACAACCCATGGTCATCTACCGTGACGACATCAACAACAACGACAGATGTAACCGTCTCGATTAAACCAACTCAGGCTATACAAGCTCTGATAACTGCGGATTACAACATTTTCGTTGAATATGTTTCAGCTGCCTCAGGTGGTCAACTCAAACAAATCAATGATCACCAGGCATCTCCAGTGACTGTGACTTTTGGATACTAAAAAAATTGTGCGGTACTTATAAATGGCAGCGACGAACGTCCAAGCCTTTTCAGGAGACTTGGACATTGCAGGTGCAATTACATCGAACTTGGAGGTGGGCACAGCTAACCTCTTCGTGGATACTGTGAGTAGCAACGTCGGTATCGGGACGACGACTCCGGGTCAAAAGTTGAGTGTTTATACAGGTTCCACCAATGATGCGGCTCTCTCATTTGACAGATTTTCAAGTGGTAATTATAGGACGGACATTTACCAAAACACCTATGGACCTGATTTTAGGGTTGGGTACAGCGAATACACACCTTCGAGTGTCTTGTACCTTAAACGATTTTCGGATGGCTCTAAAGAAGTCGAAATTAACGGCAACGTCGGCATCGGGACGGATGATCCTGGTAAAAAAATAGAGATATCACATGGGTATCAGGATCTCGGCGGTTGGATTGATACCTATCGTGTACCAGGTGTGGCAGGTGGTATGCAGTTGGGGACGAGACAGGGTGGCGGGGCGTATGTGGATTCATTATTCATAAATGATAGCGGCTATGTCGGTATCGCGAAGAATAATCCGGCGTTTACTTTTGATGTACAAAACTCAAGCGTAAATCCCATTTGCGTCATGAGGATTATAGGACCAAGTGGTACGGGGATTAGATTTCGTATGGGGACAGGCGGTGGCAGTAACTCTTATAAAGCCACAGGTATTAATTTAAGTGGAGGATCTGGGGGTGGGGGGATATTAATATGTGTCACTTCGAACAATTCGGCACAAGACCGGTCTGGTGCATCGTTATATTTCATCAGAAAAGCATATGATCAGGCATATTGGCCCGCTAATTCGAATTCCATAAGAGAACTTGCGTCATTGTCTGGTGGTTACGCAGATCCTACTGTTGAGTTTAGAAGAAACAATTCAATACTTGAGTATAGGATATCTAGTGGTGGTAACGTTGCTTTTTACGCATTAGAATTCGATTCATAAAAATGTTTAATAATAATATACAATGGGCTTGTTCGTAAAAGATGCGTACACGTTAGAGAATGAAATATCCTTATCAAATCCTTACATTATGATAGACAATATCATAGTACAGAAATCAAATATTCCCGACTTTAAATATAGTGTTACCGCTGATGAGAGGTGTTACGTAACAAAAGATATTAGACAACAAAGACCAGATAAATATGTCAAAAACAAACTTGTGGTGGTCAGTGTAAATAACGTGGATAACCTGCACGAACAAATATATACTGAAATAAAGAAAAATTATGAAAACTACACCGACGATTTATAATTTTCAATCGACGAAATTGATTACCCCCCCCTCGAAACAAAACGTCTTACAAATCTCATTCAAGGTTTGTAAGTTGTTTCCCATCCCGTATCTAAGTAGACCGAAATCTCCGTCCCAATCGACTTCGTCGATTGTTCCCTCTACTTAAAAATAAACTCTCACTATAATATAAAATGTCTGGTGGTATCGCCCAACTCGTCGCTGTCGGTGCTCAGGATGTGCACCTCGTCGGTCAGCCCGAAGTCAGCTTTTTCCGTTCTACGTACAAGCGCCACACGAACTTTTCCCAAACTGTCGAGCGTCAGGTCATTCAGGGCAACGTCTCGAACAACGGCATGTCCACCATCCGCTTCGAGCGCAAGGGTGACATGCTCAACTACGTCTACCTCATGCCCATCAAGTCCGATGGCACCCAATCGAACATCGTCCCCGATTGGACCACTGCCATCTCCAAGGTGGAGCTCCTCGTCGGTGGTCAGGTGATTGATGACCAGGATTCCTTCTACTCGACCCAGATTGCCCCCACCCTCTCGGCCACTTCCTCCTCCAAGTCGGTCGGTGGTGATCTCTACGGTGGTTCCACCAATGAGCGCTTCTACCCTCTCCGCTTCGCCTTCTGCGAGAACTGGCAGACTGCTCTCCCCCTCATCTCTCTCCAGTACCACGATGTCGAGCTTCGCATCACTTGGGGGACTGGTGCCACCGAATACAAGTGGGAGGTCTACGCCAACTATGCGTACCTTGATACTCAGGAGCGTGAGGTCTTCGCTTCCCAGCCCCAGAACATGCTCATCACCCAGGTTCAGAAGGCGGTCGCCTCTAGCAACAAGATCCAGGAACTCAACTTCAACCACCCTATCAAGTATCTTGCGGCGGCGAACACAACTGCCGTGAACATCGTAACGGATACCAACAAGCTCAAGCTCCAGATCAACGGCACCGATGTCGCCGACTACAAATTCGGTAACCCCAACTTCACATCGGTTCCCCTTTATTACCACACTTCCCATGGTAACTCTACCCCAGGTGCCAAGCTCTTCACTTATCCCTTCTGCCTCGACACTGGTAAGCTTCAGCCCACAGGTAATCTCAACTTCTCCCGTCTTGATTCGGCTCGTATCATCAGCGACACAGCTGTGAACACCGATGACGTTTACGCCGTCAACTACAACGTTCTCCGCATTGAGAATGGTATGGGCGGTCTTTTATATTCTAACTAAATAATAACTATGATTTGGAAGATTGTTTTCCTCCTCGCCATCGTTTTTGTATTGACGTACGATCCTAAGTCCAGGACACTCGAAAAGTTTGTCGGTCAGCCTACACCACCGACAGATAAATCTTGTGAAAATGCGCATTACGAAGCCGTCCAATTCGCTCAGTCACCCTACGAGTGTCCCTCTCCAGGGAAGACTATGATGGGTGCAATTGCTTAAAAAGAAAACACATCTTAAAAGTATATGATCCCCGTCAACCGTGACACCCTCATGTTGATCGCCACCATTGTGTGTGCAGCTGGTATCATTTTCCTATTCAAGGAACTCAATAAGACCAAAGAGGAGATGAACTCGTTCAAAGATTTTTCGGTTCAGGTCGTGAAGCAGCTGAGTGCGCCCACACCCGCACCTGCACCCGAACCTGTGAAAAAGGAGGAGCCAAAGGAGGAAAAATTGGAGGAATAAACATATCACCTTATTATAACTTGCGAATGCGCAATGAAAAAGTACAAAGCGATAGCTGTACCGGTTAGCTTTGCCGATGGGAAACCACGATTTCTCACGGTGAGGGACTATCGGTTCAAAGATTGGATATTTGTTACGGGTGGATGTAGGCGAAGAGAAATATTCAATCCCCTCCGATGTGCCCTCAGGGAACTCGAGGAAGAGACTCGAGGTGTGGTTTCCCTAAAAAACGGCGAATATACCGAATTTAAGTTTACTGTCAAGGAAAGTCCAACTATTGATCTCGAATATAACGTCTTTATATTCTTCGTAAACTATTCGAGAACAGAACAACAAAGTCAAATAAAGAAATTTTATGAAGAAAAACACAAGACTAATTTGAAAAAAATTATGAAACAACCGATCAGGAAGACATACGATGAAAATGATTTCATGAGCTATGATACACTCGATGAATTTAACTCGAGAAAGCGTTGGAAACTCATCATAGATAACGTGATCAAGAATCCACAATTTTATGCGTGTATAAGTTCTTTGAATAGAAAAACATTTTCTATAAAATAATGAAGTCCAAGGCTTACATTTTACGACAGGTTGCAGAACTCCTTGAAAAAAATAGAGGTTTTTGTGAAGAGGAGATAGCTGAGTGGATGAAGGAAAATGAGACGAAGACGGTGTATGAACTCTTAACGATAAAGAAAGAACTTTCTCAGGGTAAAGAATTTCGAGATGTATCGTGTATGAGGTGGTTTAGAGAGTAGAAACAATAAGTAAGTATGTTTAAGAGTTGGTGTGCAGCTCGTAATTTCAATCATGCAACCAATCTATCACATGTGCTCATGGACGGTGGTGTCCTTTCCGTGCCATTTGATAAATTGAATGACTTTCATGAAAAGTATATCGAATCTGTAAAGGGTGGGGAGCGATTATACGTTGTCGAACAGAAAAGTGAAAAGTATAACTTCTTTGTCGACATTGATTATAAAGACAAGGAATCCCTCACTCTCGATGAAATCAAAGATATTTGTAAAATCATCTGTGATAAAGTCAAGCGTCATGGTGGAAAAGATTGTCTCATCTCAGTAGCACCACCCAAACCGTGTGGAGAACTCACGAAAACTGGTGTTCATATGAATTGGCCAGGGTTCGTGGTGGATCAAGAATCTGCGATCGCACTCCGAGAACATATTCTCATCGCATTATCGAAGGCCAAAGGAAGAACAACGGATTGGAATGAAATTATTGACACTGCTGTATATGGAAATGCCAGTCGAAAAACCAAAGGGAGTGGTTTTAGAATGCCATGGTCCCACAAAAAGGCAAAACATGGAGCGTGTGACGGTCGAGGATGCTCGGGTTGTGAGAGGGGTAAAATTGATCAGCTTCCATATCTCCCCATTTATGTATATCGTCATGGACCCCTGAGTTCTATCATGCGCATCGGTCAAGAACCATCATTGGATATTTTGAAAATGGCTGTGGTACGCACGAATGAACCCCAAACCATACACGTCGTACCACCGTCTACAGTTCTAAAGGAGGGAACTTTTACCGCTACACAGACAAAGGATGAAGTTCGTGATGATGATCTCAAGGATATGATTGAAGAATTTATACGCAAAAATATGGAGGGGCAGGGGCAAGCGTATGTTCCGAAGATGTTCAAGAAAAAAGATACATATCTCGTATCGACAACTTCAAAATATTGTGAAAATCTTAAACGGGAACATGGTTCTAATCATGTTTGGTTCATCATCAGTGGAAAGACAATCATTCAAAAATGTTTTTGTCTTTGTGAAACGTTGAGAGGTCGAAGAGATGGTTTCTGTAAAGACTTTTGTGGACGAAGACACCAACTTCCAACTGCTATAGTAGACCGATTGTATCCCCAAAAAGATGACATCAAAAAGTGTCCAGAAATTAAAAAGAGGGTGGAAAAACCTCGAGTGAATTACGCAGATGCCAAACTACCACTCGAAACATTTATAAAAAAGAATATGCGTGGACCAGATGATTTACGCATCGTGACTATCAGTAAAGAGAAGACGAATGTCGTTGCATTGACAAATTCTAATTATTGTGAGACAATCAAGGGTATGCATGAAGAAGCGGTAATGTCATATGTTATCAAAGGGAAAGAAATCAGACAAAGGTGTCCTCGTTGTAAAAATAATACAGGAAGAGCTCATTGTTTAGGCTTGGACATTATAAAGGTACTTAAACAGTAATGTCTCAAAATAGGTAAATGATCACACGATCTGGACGCAAGATAAAGAAACCTGAACTTTTTCAGCCCACTGAACAGGAGCTGATTGATGATTATTCCCCAGATGAGCATGATACAGACTTCGATTCGGAACTGGACACGGAAGATGAACGTTATTCAGATGAGAGCGACGAAGATGATGACAGTGATGCCGACGAACATGGAAATCTGAAGGGTTTCATCGTCGATGATGAGAGTGAAAGTGAGGAAGAAGATGCTTAAAAAAAACAAAAACTATATTAGAAAATGGAAACAGATATTGGAAACCCCATTGAATATAACCCCAACATGGATCCTTTAAATAACGATAAGAATGAAGAGCCTGTACAGGAGGAACCACCTTATTATATGGATTATCCTATGCAGCCTCCAATGCCCCCACCCACACCTCGTAACGATAAGTTTGATTTATTCGAAAAAGTTGATAAATCCACTTGGATTATCGCCTTTGCAGTATTCCTTTTAGGCTTTTTTATGGGGAAAACCATGCAGCCAGTGATCCTCAGGTACACTTGAGTATGGAACAAATGTCCCAATATCTCCATAAATGGGAGCAATTTTACCCGTGTTATCCATCTTCATCAATTGAGTTGGATACATCGGAATGATAAACGCATCATCAGTATCTTCAATAAAACCAGCAGTTGTACTAGCTTCAGGTTCCATTTTGTTTTGTAATTCAAACGTTGGATTAAAAAACAAAATAAAGAAAGCACTAACCAAGATAATCGTGATGATAATCTTGATCATTTTGTTTATTGTATGTTAATATTATTTACGCAGACGAAACTTCGGGCTCTCCCTCCTCCTTTACCTCCTCGAGTTTGCCATCGGTGGAGGCAGCAGCCTCAGCTTCACGCTTCTTCTGGCGCTCCTCGATTTCAGCAGCTACGATAGCATCAGCCTCCTTGACGAGCTCCTCCATGGGAGTATCGGGCTTCTCCTTCTTGAGACGCTCGAGAACCTCGGCTGGGTGAGCGATTGGTGGCTCGTCGGGCTTGGTATAGAACTTCGAGTTCTCATCACCAGGAGTATACTGATTCGCACCAGCAGTCATCGCCGCCTTACGCTCCTGGAACATACGAGCAGCCTGAGCCTGGTTCTCCTTGTATCCAGACATGATTTCCTCAAGCTTCTCGTTGGTGTAATGCACATCCTCAATCTTTGTGGGATCTGGGGGAATCAACAGCCACTTGTACATGTCAACAACATAGATGTCGAAAGTGGGATCTTCCTTCTGAAGACGCTTGGCGTGGTTAGCCGCCTCATCTCGAGTCGAAAAGGCACCACGAATCTTGATGCCGAACTTATCATTCTTCTGAGGCGCCTCGGGGCCAATAATCGAAAGACAAGCGAAAATCTGTCCAGGTACGGTGGTGTAATCGGTTTCAAGAGACATTATATGTACATGAGTACGCAAAACTTTAAGCTAATACAGAAACCTAAGTCTTTTAAAGGAAAATGAATAATAAGAACTATGGAAGAGATTCGAAAGAATCACAATGACGCAAAGAGAGTGTTGATTCAAAGTGTAGCACATAAAGGACAACACATTCTTGATGTCGGTTGTGGGTTCGGTGGTGATCTTCAGAAATGGCACAAGTGTGGAGTGAATATTAACATGTGTGATCCAGAGCCAAGTGCCCTCGAGGAGGCTCGATCACGAGCGAAAAATATGCACATGAGGGTGAATTTCTATGAAGGCGATATCCATAACTGTCCACACAGAAAATTTGATATTATTTGTTTCAATTTTTCACTTCATTATATTTTTGCATCAAAAACATTGTTCATGAACTCTCTCAGAGAAATTAAAAAGCGTATGAAACCTGGTGGACATTTGATCGGTATCATACCCGACTCGGAAAAAATTATATTCAAAACACCATTTGCCGATGAGATGGGAAACTTTTTCAAAATGAAAGAATACGGTAACGGTGGATTTGGTGAAAAACTATTCGTGCAGTTGACGGATACACCATATTACGCAGATGGACCAAAGGCAGAACCAGTTGCGTATAAAGATCAGCTCGTGACACATTTGGAAGATATGGGGTTTGTGTTACAACTTTGGGAGGGTTTGAGAGGGAATCCAATCTCAGAATTGTATAGTAAATTTATCTTTGTCTATAACAGATGATAGCATTCCTTTTACTCCTCATCATAAATGTATGGATACTTAGTCAGACTCGGGAACCACAAAAATTGATTGAAGTCAAGGAAAAATATCGTATCCTCAGGGAACACCTGGACGAGACGAACAACCAAAAGTTTCACATGCTCGTACAGTGCATTCCCATCACTGGGGTTTTACGAATGAACGGTGCAGTTGGTTACAACACCAATAAGGGAGGGGATATTGCCGTGTGTCTAGACGGTGAGACCAATGAAATTTTCCATGTACTCATACATGAATTGGCTCATTGTACGGTCAAGGAATACGATCATTCCGAACAATTTTGGAACAACTACATAGAACTTCGGGATATTTGTGTGGAAATAGGTATTTATGATAAGATTCCCAACAAGACGGAATTTTGTGGAGAACATGTTCAGGATAAATAATCTATGTAAATATCAAATGAAGACACCTGTGAGTGTTCTACTCATAGCGATAGCGTACTGGATAGCCATTTATGCTATGTCTATGGTACCAAATCTTTCCAATAACTACATCGTGAATATCATTTGGATGACTCTTGTCATTCCAAACATGCTTCGTCTCATCGTTGGAAGCATTCCTCGCCTTGCAGTAGACCGCGTCTTTTTCCTGGCGTCTACGGTGATTGCCTTCGTTCTCACGTATTTGTTAAACATGGCATTCAGCGATACCAAAGAAGCCGTAGAGGACCCCGCTGCTTCCAATAGCAAGAAACTTAAATTGAGTGCCTTGCTCGTGGGGACATTCACAGCGGGTGCCCTAATTACATATTATGCGGGTATCGATACATCTATCTATAGCAACATGGGTTGGGAAACACCAACCAATCAGGGCTTGACGATGTAATCCTTAGCGATGTAGAAAATAACAGCCGCGACCGCTCCAGTAGCGCCGAGACCAACAACACTCCTACCCCCTTGTTCGTTAAGGAACTTGGGGATAGAGGTCGCAAGACGGTCTTGGACGGGCTTGCTCACGGCAATGGCAGTGCACGC